CAATAAACTTCGCACACATCTACAAAGTCAAATTCCGGATCAATAGATGCTCTATACAGATCAAACCCACAATCATCACATGTCTTGTAAATGTATTTCATGCCATCACCTCCCTGCAGCACTATAATATCGCGCCATTTCTAACATGTCAGCTTATTTGTTACTTCTTCCATGTCTTTACAGAAGAAATATCTTTTGGCATATCAAGTGTTGCGGAGATATCCTTCATTTCCAATTTGAGTGCATTCTTCAGCCGTCCGCTACTTTCTCTTGACACATCATACATAGGATGGATCGTCTCCTTTACCTTCATCGACTGTTTGGAGTGAATCTGAAGCTCAATCTGCTGTCCAGAAGGCGATACGGCACCAATGTGAACCCCTTTGTAATCTGAGCTCGGATTATTGTACTTATTATCAACCTCATTGACGGTGTATCCTTTCTTTTTTAGCTGATCCACCGTGCTTTTCGTTGCAGCCGCGATATTGTTATGATCTGTAAGCTGTGTGTATCTGACCAGATCACCCATGCTCTTTACTATCTGTTCATCAGATTCATTCGCATGTTCAGGATCAGCTTTCTTTCTCGCAATCTTGCTTGCTATAGATTTTCCTGTCTTCACAGAAAAGTCAAGTCCATACATCTCTGAGCCGCTCTGTCCTGCAATTTCAATCATGTCCTTTGAAATCTGCGGTTCCTTTGCTCTGATTGCATCATATGCCGCCTGTGCTTCTTTGGATGCTCCAGGAATTGTATGATCCTTGGCTGCTGCGGTTGCTGTCACTGGCTGTTTTCCCTCTGCAACCGCTTTAGAAGCCTTGTCCCAGGTCTCTTTATTTGATGCATAGGTGTCATTCAGATTCTTGACCGCTTTCTTGGAATCTTCATTTGCCTTGCTGAAGAGTTTCTTTTCATCCGAAGACATCGCACTGACCATCTTTGAAATCTTATCCTGATTGGTCATCTTGGATCCACCACCGCCTCCGGAACCTCCGCGCATCCCAGGTCTTCCCGAATGCCCCCAGTTACCGGAACCAGGACCTCCGTCCGCTCTTCCTTTGATGCAATCTTCCAGGAGGGAAATCGAATCATCAAATGCCGGATACAGAAGACCACCTCTCTGCTCCAGATCAGAAATATCGTTGAATCCGAAATACTCATCCACCATTTCAGTTCCGTCTGCCTTTGGCTCTCCCTCAAAATCTGTGCAGAGAAAGACCATAGTAGGAAGATATGCTCCATCAGGACTCTTCAAACATCCGATCATCTTCAGATCTTTTGGAGTAACGCCAAATTCCTCTCTGGTCTCTCTGATCGCTGCATCCCTTGGATCCTCATCTTTTTCAACATGTCCACCAGGACCGCAGATCTCTCCTGTATCGGACCTCAAGCCGCAAAGGAATTTTCCATCCTTTACTACCAGAACTCCAACGCCATATGGGATGTCCTTATCTTTCATTTCTTTTCCCCTTTTCTGCATACAAAAAGAGTCACCGACTATGGATTCCCGGTGACTCCTTCGAATTGCCATTCTACGCGTGGCAGATGGCCATTTTATAGTAAGATGTTTAGTTGCTCATAAGTACTTAGAAGAACATTCCAGCATTATAAGACGCTGTTGATACACATGCCTGTAAATGTGCTTCAGCCGTCATACCTTCGCTAAACATCCCAGATGTGTATTCTTCGTAACCACCCTCAATGCAGTCTTTTGCATCCTCATCATTGTCGAGATATTCGTTAATCTCCTCGATCGGTCTATATCCTCTATAATCCCTGCGAAAATCCTCTTTTACCAGTCTTTCAAACTCTTCAAACGGAACCATCTTCATGTTTCCCCTTTCACTAATGCATCTCTTGCAGCCATTGCTTCGTCATAGCTTGCACTCGGTGCCACTGTGGCCAAAAAACCATTTGCCGCTTTTTCCGCTGTACATCTACCGGTGTATCTGTAAAAGATAACTGGTTCTGGATGGTCTATTCCTTTTCTCCATCCAGGCGGTGCGTATTGCTCATCAAATTTTACCCAACTGACCGGCTCAAAGCCACACTTTGTGTAAAATGCATGGTTCCCAGAGTATGAGTCTAAAACCATGCCGCCATGCTCAACAGCCGCTTTCATCATGGCTCTTCCGGACTCATCTTGGCTTCCATCTTTTCTCGCACTCACCGCAACAATATCCTTAGTGTCATTGTCAACAGCAATCGTGTTACCACCTGGAGACATAAGAAGCTGTGCATTCGGATGGTTCTCTGTAAGCTCCTGCGGAGACTGTGTGTCTACGCGCCATTGTTTCTTAGGATCTATCATCCCTTTGTTCTGTGAAAGAGCATCGCAGAACTTTGCACTGCCAGAATCCCTTACACTCGCCGCCTTTTGACCATCCCACTTACTTTGAGCCGCAGGGTTGTCCTTACCGTGATATGATCCGGGCGCTCCTGTACCGCTTCCAGTGGAAGCAGAACCACCACGTTTTCCCGGTCTGCCGACATGGTTAAAGTTTCCACTTCCTTTACCACCATCCAAATTCATCATACCATCTTGCTGTAAATTGTCAGCGCTTTTCTGCACATTTTCTTCCCCCTGAGGATCACTGATCTTGTTCAGCTCAGCCTGTTGCTTGCGAAGATCAAAGGCTTCGTCAGGAATTTCGAGATTATCATTTTCAACAATCCCCTGGATCTGATACTCATTGGAATCAGCAAGACCCTTACGGACTTCGGACGGATCCAATGCCTGCATATCCACATAAATCTGTGCCGTGGAAGCCTTCGTCTGCTCTGTTCCAGCTTTAATGCTGTCCACATTCGCCTGTTCTTCTTCAGAAAGCTGTTTCAGCGGTTTGAATCGCACCTCGTAATCAGGAATATCCACCTTCTTTTTGGCCTCTATCTCTTTTAAAACAGCTCTGATGACCTTTTCTGCTGCACCATGGTACGAATTCGCCTGAATCCTGTTCAATAACTGGAAATAATTATCTCTGTCATTGTCACCGGTTGAATCTTCTCCAGCCGGATCCTTTCCGAAGAGAATTGTCTGAGGAATGTCCGTGACAGCGGAAAGCATATTGCATGTCCGGTCGATCAGGTCGGATGCTCCGGACATCGATGCATTGATATACTGGTAATCCTCTCCATCATTATCAATCGCCATGGAATTGATGATGTTCCGTGCCATGTCGATTACCTGTAATCTCTGGATTACCTTGTCTTCTCCTTCCTCAGTTGCAAGAAGCTGAGAAAGGTTTTTCATCTTATATACGCCGAGAACAGAACGCTCCAATAGTTTTGTGCCGTCATGATGCGACGTAACGGCCTCTCTAAGGGCTTCTCTGATCTTCATATAGACAGGAATACCCCAATGCTTGTAAATCACGCTGTTGGCGCTCTCAGGCACCCTGCCGTTGCGGAATACAAGACACCTTGAATAGTGAACGCGGAAAGATCCATACTGTGAATACACATCATAAAACTCAGGATCTCCAAATTTCCGTTCTCTGTCTTCGCGGTCGATATCATGAAAGTAGCTAAAGTCCAATGTATCTGCCTGAACAATCGGTCTTTCGAAAGTAATCAACTCTTCGATGCTTTTTACATTTTTCCAATTCAAAGGCTCATCAAGGCCTCTTCCATCGTCTACCAGCATGACCACCAGCGCCCCGCCGTAAAGTCTGCTCCACTTTTCCGCAGTAGACAGTGTATCGGTAAAATCCAGCTCACCAAGCTTCTTCAGAACTTCTTTTTCAAGCTCATCACCCAGGTCAGAAAGATCCAGGCCTTTTGCGATTGCATCCTCTGCCGGCCGATCAATGATTTTTGCGAACAGACCATTTCCGATATACAGTGACGATAGCTTCGCATCCGAAGAAATTGCATCTGCACTATATTCCCATGCGGTAGAATTATCCTTCATGGTTCCAACTTTTGTCAGCATGTTCATGTATCCGTCACTGCGATACTCGCTGACAGCCTGATTATATCGGCTGATTTCCTCTATCCGCTGAAGCGGATTGATTTGTACGCCCATTACAGATAACTCCTTCCATATCTTTTCATAAATGCTTCTCTGGCCGGATCTGAGTCTCCGTGTTCGCCTGATCTATCTTTGTAATACTGCTTTTCCCAGGCGAGCTGTCCGATCATCTTTGACATTGCTTCCGCCATGCTGTTTCCGTGAATGATCAGTGTGCCGTTCTTTTTATTTCCATTCTTCGGAATATGACCCATGTTGTGACAGGCATTTGTCACAGGGATCACCAGACCATCCTCATCTGCTTTCTCGCGGTTGATTCCGAAAATCAAATGATGTACCGCCTCAGAAGGACGGCCCGTAAAAGCACACACGTCCATATAATCTGTCACTATGCTCTTTTTCATTCCGTCCCTCTTTCCTATAGCATCGAATCTATGTTGAACATTCCATAGTTTGCCAGCTCATCAAATGCGGATGACGTAGCATCCACCATGTCCTTAAACTTTGAATCCGGAAAACTCTCAAGCTGTGAGAAGTAATCGTCATTCCATTCGCCCTGCACAACATCAAAGAACCCATGCTGCCATTGCGCAGCTACAGGCGTTGCCCGGAACGTCTTATCTCCTGTCTCTGTCCGTGCAGAAACATCAAATCCGGCAAGTTCAGACACAAAAAAAGCCGCCTGACTCTTTCCGGCTTGTCCGGGGTCCTGCGGAATTCTGACTTTCACATATCCATATGATGCTCTATCCGAAATTGCTGTGTTTTTAATCAGCGATAATACTTCTCCTGCAGCAAGCCTCATGTTTATTACATCAAGGATTGCGTATCTGTTATTTTTCAACACCGCCATGAGAACGCCTGCTGTATATGCCGGCTCTCCCTTTTCATCCTCTGAAGTGGCCGCCAGATCCCATCCACGACACATCGCAATAATGTCGTCCTTGCGGATCTGTTCCTTTTGAATCAGCTTGACCTGTCCCCTCTGGAACATTAACCCTGCATGATTCCGGATCTTCCAGTTTCCATTCAGAAGACGTTCTCTCTCTACCATCGGAAGGTTGAGAAGGTTCGTCATATACTGAGGATTCGTCCTCAGCAGCTCTTTATTGTCCTGGACAGAAGAAGGTATGAATGTAACTGATTTTGCGACAAACGGAAGAAGATCCTCTGTCACTCCATCTTCCCTTGCATACAGGATTGCATCGTCTTTATTATCAAACCAGTGAATTACGCCCTTTAACCGGACCATCCACCGGATTACTCCAGCTCTTTCTTTAATCGGATATCCGGAATCCTGATCTATCCACCATGAAATAAATTTCGCCACCCAGGAATCAGAATCCGGATTGCATGTTGCCCTGATATACGGCTGAACACCACATATAGAACGGTTTCTGGACAGCATATAGAAGAACTGATACTCGCTGAAGTGACATAGCTCATCAAACTCTATCAGACATATCTGAGATCCCTGCCACTGCTCACAATCTTCATTTCTGGCCAAGTGTGCAAACGTGATCGATGCTCCAGACTGAAATGTCCAATGCATCTTCGGTGTCTTTCCGGGATGCGCTCCTTTAATAAACGGATATATTTCTCTTGCTGAGTCCCAAAGGCCTCCAGGAGCCGTAATCTGTGTATATGCATGTCGAAGGATCAGCACATTGAACTTGGGATTATCAATATGCCTTAACGGTTCGAGAAGCTCTGCAAACGTCTTCCCGCCTCCCGCCGCTCCTAACCGCCATAGATCACAATGTCTGCGCTTGCCGCCATAAATTGTTCCTGCGGCCCCGCTTGAGGCTTGAAAATCATAGGCATGGCATCACCCCCTTCCGTCACCACATACTCATTCTGCGTCCGGTCTTCCGTTATCGGGGATGTAGATCTGCACTCCCTGCTCTGATGTAACACCAAGCCTTACATCGTCTTTTTGTCCCAGGTACTGCTTTCCGAGGAATATTGCCATGGATGCTGACTTGTCTGCCAGCTTCCACTGCTTTCTTCTCAGTGAGATTTTGCCAGCCGCCCGGTATTCCGCAAAAACATCCGCAAAACTCCTGTAATATGTTCTCTTGCACCATCGCTCAATTGTGTCTGTCGAGCACTTGAACCAGCATGCTATTTCTTCCAATGTGCACTGTAAACTACATAGGTTTTCGAACACTCCTTTGTCTATTTTTGTTCTCGGTCTTGCCATATCTACCACTCATATCCGCATTTTGGACACTTGTGTGTCTTGCGGAGCTCCTTTTCTATGTTCTCCTTCTCCGACTTGAATCCGAAATCAGCCATATTAAATATGTCTTTCAGTTCCATTAATTCCTGATGGAGCTTGTCCTTATCCCAAACAGCAATTTCAGCAACCTTGTTATCTGCCAGTCGGAATGCTGTTACCTGTTCCTCTGTAAGATCATCTGCAATAATTGTCGGTACATTTTCAATCCCAAGCTGCTGCGCTGCAAGGAACCTCGTATGACCACAGATGATTACATTGTCTTTATCCAGGATGATTGGATTCAGGAATCCAAATTCCTTAATGGAATTGCGGACTGACTTTACTGCTTTTTCATTCCGTCTCGGGTTATTCTCGTAGTAATAAATACTATCCAGCGGTTTATATACGATCTTTAATTCTTTAGCCATTGCTCATACACCTCCACCGCTATATTTGCCTCCATATTCGGAGGAACGCTCATTCCGCATACATACTGAGGATCATTCCCGCAGAAGTCATAATCCTGTGGAAATGTCTGTACGTTTCTAAAGTCGTTCCCGCAGAACTTTCTTCTGTCTGCCATTCTCCAGAAGCTCCCACTGGATGTAATTGTTTGTGCCACATCACGGTCATTTACAATTATGTCTGTGAAGTATTTGTTTCCTTTTCCAGTCAGCCTCTTGTAAACTACTTCTACACACCTTTCTCCTGGAATAGCCCTGTCTACAAACTGCTTTATCACATTGCTGGAGTCAGCAGCTATCCCATGCTCCGCACGCACTTCCATAAACGGGATTGCATCATAATGGAAATCCAGTTTCAATTTCAGATATCCCATCCGGTTTGCTATGAAGAACACTCTGTGTCTTGCGGTCGGGCAATCCATCCTTGCAGCATTCAGCTTAAATATCTGCACATCATATCCAAGTTCCTTGAACCGCTTCAGGATCTGATTGACATAGCCCTTTGCATTGCCGGTCAGAAGACCAGGAACATTTTCCGCACATACAACCTTCGGCTTCAGCTTTTCAACTGTATCCAGGAAAACAAAAAAGAGGTCATCAAGCGTTTGTGCCGCCTGACCCTCTCTGAATTTCTTTTTAACTCCCCAGCCATCTTCTCTTTTCCCTGCTGTACTGAACACCGTGCATGGAGGCGATCCGTCCAGAATATCCAGATGATAAAGCTCTTCCGGAATATCGGTCAGCTCATTAAACTTCCGTAAATCCATGTTGAAGTTGTACTTCGGATGGTGGTTTCGGACATACATAGCATTTATTTTAGGATCAATTTCAACATTTCCGATCACATGAAAGCCGGCTCTTTTGTATCCCATGGAGGATCCACCGCCACAGCTAAAAGTGGTCAGAACTTTGACATCCTTATCCGGATTCAGGTCTTTCAGATTCCATTTCCAGTCAAATCTGTGTCCACTCATTCCTCTTCCCCCTTTGTATCGTTGAATCGGAATCCGCAGATCGGACACTCGCAGTTAAACATCTCGTCCTCAAAGTCATCCAGACTGACTTCCTCAGAATCATCGATGTTCTGCTCTTTGACATTTTCATTTAAAGCTTCATCCAGAGAATCAAATCCAAACTGTCCCATGTCGATCTCTTCAATCTTGTCCAGTTCTTCGTCCAGTTTGTTGTATTCCCACTTGGCCTCTTCCTGCGTTTTATTATCAACAAGGCGATACGCCTGTACCTGCTCAGAAGACAGATCCTCCGTACAAATAGTCGGAACCTCATCCATGCCAAGCTCTTTTGCAGCAAGATATCTTGTGTGACCGGCAACGATCGTACCTGCCAGATCTACGATAATAGGAACCTTGAATCCGAATTCTTTGATTGAAGCCGCCACTCTCGGAACCGCTGCTGCATTTTCTCTTGGGTTGTTTTCATACGGATGAAGGTCATCCAGCTTCATCATCGTAATTTTCAGCTCTTTCATGCTTTCTCGTCCTTTCATCTTCGCC